GTTTTGACAAGAAATTTTCAATAGCATTTCAGCGTTGGGCTTTTTGGATCATTAAGCAAATATGTATAGAGAGTGGCAATTTTACTGCTACTCATATACAAGTGATGGAATGTATAGAGGCAGATCTAACAAACCCTACTGTAAATTGGTTTGGTATGATTATTACACTCTTAGGAGGAGAAGTTTCGGGACACCAACTTACTACTGTTTTCAATTGTTTTTGTTGCGTTTTATATATTATGTATTGTTATGCTCAGAAGTATCCTGTATCCGGGTTTTTTGAGAACGTTGTTATTTTCTCGTTGGGAGATGATCATGTTGTTGGTGTTAGGGAAACACATTTAGAATTTAACCATACACAGATTCAATCAGTTTTAGAGTCTGCTGGTGTAGGTTATACCATGGCTGAAAAAGAAAGAGCCAGTCAACCATTCATACATATGAATGAAGTTACCTTTCTCAAGAGGAAATTCATCTTCTCGTGTGAATTGGGTAAAGTTATAGCCCCTTTAGACGCCAAGTCCATAATTAAGATGCTTACGTACCATGTTAAAAGCAAAACCGTTAGTGAAAACTCACAATTAGCCCAAGCTATGGTTTCCGCATCTATTGAAGCTTTCTTTCACGGTAGAGACAGTTTTGAATACCTATCTTGGGTGTTAGACAACTGTCCTAAAGATGATGCCCTTCAGTTATATATCAATTCTTTCCCTCGCTTTACTTGGGCGGAAAATATTAATCGATATTGGGCGGCGTCAGCACAATATTATACCAGTAACACGTCTATTGTTGACGAGTCTTCAACATGCGTGTTAAATGGTACTCGATTTGAGGGTTTGAACAAACCCCAGGCCTATGATACAGGTCTTAACCAAAAGAATCACTTTTTTAGTAGTTACTGCTCTGAATCTCAATCATGTTCGAATGATGAAGAGAGAATGGACTTTAAAAGTAATCTTGCTAGGGCGTTCCCCGAAATCCGTATTTACGGAAGAGCTGAGCTGGAGCTTCAAGCGAACATTAAGGATGTCAGTACTGAGTCGTACTGTTGTCTCGAAAATTCACGACTTGCACAAACAAATTCAAACACTATTGGTAATGATTTACCAGTTTCGTCTGGCGTGACTGTTGCGTCTAACGAAACTACTGAAGAACAGACTTACTTTATGGATAATGAAAAAACTATGGAATTAGATTTATCCACCCCACATGACCCCATTCCTGCCAACATGGCATTAATTCCTGATTTAAGTAGCTATTTGTCGCGTCCAGCGAAAATATTTACTTTCACTTGGGGAGTTGGTGGGGCAGGTGGACTATTGACTAGTATTAGTCCTTGGTCCTTATTTTTTAACGTTCTCCCAATTAAGAACAAATTGCAAAATTTTCGTTACATTAGATGTAACTTACACGTTAAGTTTGTCATTAATGCTAGTCAATTTTACTATGGCTCATTGGGAGCGTTTTACCAACCACTAGTCACCGATTTAGGCGACAAAAGTGGAGCCGCCGCTTCATATACACCAGGCAGACAGGTTGTCGTTTCCCAACGCAACCATGTTTGGTTGAATCCACAAAGTGTTACTAGTGCCGAAATTGTATTACCATTTTTGCACTACCGCAACTTTCTCGATTTAAATACAAATTCAGCTTCCATTAATATGGGCGAATTAGGTATCTGGGAATATGCCAAGTTACAATCTGCTAATGGTGTAACAACTGGCGGTGTTACAGTTAATGCGTATGCTTGGGCAACTGAGGTTGAACTATCAGGTGCATCTTCTGCAGGTATCCTGCAGGGTAAACAATATACTGCTGGTCCTGTTTCTGGCCCAGCTTCCACTGTACAAAAAGTGGCAGGTAGATTGAAAGATATACCCGTAATAGGGCCTTTTGCTACTGCTACAGAGGTTGTTGCAGGAGCTGTTGGTGATGTAGCACGATTTTTTGGCTATACTAACGTGCCTATTACAGACGACGTTAAACCCATCAAATCATTGGCTTTTCACACACTTGCTAGTTCTACCATCTCGGAACCCATTAATAAACTATGCTTGCAACCCGATGCCGAAACCTCGGTTGGTATGCAACATGGTGAGCACATGTTAGATCCTGTAG